CTTTGACCCAGTCTAGGGTCACGCCGAACCACACTCATGGCGAAGCAGCTGGCGATAGAGGTGCCGCTGTTTCGACCATGGTGAGAATTGCTAACATGACCGGTAGTTCTTACTATTTCATTCAGAAATCTCGAACAGATGAGCGGAAAGGCCGCGCTGGCTCGCGCTCATACTACTGGACCAAGGATTTGAATGTTAGCCCAGCAGTCATGGTGTTGCCAGAAAATCCAATGATGATTTTGGTTGATGTTGACCAATATCTGGACATGCCATTGATTCTGTCTTCTCACAATGTGCCATTTTTGCTCTACACGTTCCAACCTTCTAGGGTTTCGAGGGAGTCGTCAAATTATGTTTACACTTTTGACGATAATGACCAGGTGGAATACCGGGTCACGGGTGGAGCCACTTATGTACATAAAGTGTGGAATTACTCGAGGGATCACATTCTCGCAACTTCAACATTTTGCGGCATACCCTATCGAGCTGCGGCGTATTTAGTCGATCGACGTGCCACTGATGCTGATCATCAATTGGTTTGCCTAACCCCCCAAGGTTCATGGGGAATGTTTTCCGCATGGTTGACCTTATTTCTGAGTGGAGACCGTCTGTGCTACCTTCGGGTGGCATATGAAGGTTTCCTTAGGCTCAAGGTCTTGACCAATGCTGGATTGTTTACCTCAACGGGGAAGGTGGGCTGTTACCATAATTCTTATATCAGCACTGCTGCAGATGATGCCATTGCGTCCATAGCTAGAGTCTCGAAGTATGACTTGACCAATCCTCAGGCTGCGAGTTTTGTAGATGGTGATAAGTTGGCAACAGCAGCATTAGTGGAGTATCATCGAGTGAAGGCCGGCCATAAGCCCGACTACATTTTTCCGGTAGATCAGGGAGTTCGGAGGTATCAATTTGCTCCAGAAACCTTCGACCCAGAGGCTAAGGCCGGGATGGTTCCCTTCATGTCGCCAATTGTCCATGGGGCGTTTGTCCCGGACAAGGTCCTATCCAATGAGCAGGAATGTATAAGAGCTAGAATAACTAACGTTCAGCCTCCTGTTCTTGTTTCGACGCCTTTTATGGCGCAGGTGATTGAGGAGTTTGCAAAATGTTTGATTCCAGAACCGCATAAACTCCACCCAACTGATTTCGAGGAGGTAGTCGAGCGCCAAGCTCGCCCCTCACAGCGAAGAATTTTGGCCGCGGCAGAGTATGTCATTCCGGAGAGGATGCTCAAAATATTTCTTAAGAAGGAAGCCTACCCGGATGTCAAGCCCCCGCGGCCTATTTCACAGATAAACGGCCCAGATAAGCGCGATTATTCTATGTTTATTTACGCTTTTGAGGCCGTTATAAAGCCGCAACCATGGTATGCTTTTAGTAGGCCACCGCGTGAAATAGCGCAGCGTGTGGCAGCCGTGGTTGATAAGGCGAACTTCGCAGTTAATTCCGATTTCAGTAAATGGGATGGACATGTGTCAAACTTGCTGAGGGAGCTAGAGCAAACGTGCCTTTTGCGGGCCTTTGCTCCCCAGCATCATGCCAAGCTGGTTGAACTGTTTCAGTCCCAGTTCGACTTGAGTGCCATTGGAACCTACGGGTCGTGGTACAAGTCGGGTTTCGCTAGGGCGTCAGGCTCGCCCGAAACGTCTATCTTGAATAGCATGGATAATGCCTTTGTAGCGTTTATGGCCTTCCGGATGACTAAAGAGAAAGGAGTTTTTATTGCACCCGAAGAAGCCTATGCGCGGTTGGGGATTTATGGTGGCGATGATGGCCTAACGGCTAATATTGATCCAAG